GGGAGTGTGATCAGTCTGCTGGCGACCCAGGAGTTTCATGCTGTTCTCGAAGATCATGGTCTTGCCTTGCCCGCTGGACCCGACCAGCGCCACCCCGAGATTGAGGGCTGCTCGTTTGCCGATGCCACCATCCTCGACGCCCGGGAGGTAGATCCCAGCAGGCGCTTCCGCAAGAATGCGTGCCAGAAGACATGCTAGTAGAGCATAGGCGTTTCGGCTCATCGCGTCTGCTGCCTGCTTGACGTGTTCGAGACGCGGGGTCTTACCCCAGAAATCGACCCCCAGATCTACGTCCTCGAAGTCCTTCTGTGCCAGTCGCGTCGGGGTTGTCTCGGGCAGTGAGGGGCCTGACTCCGCGGCATACTCGCGGGCCTTCCGCAGACTGGCGTTGAACTCCGATCGCTGATAAGGCTCGTCAGCGGGCACCCGCCGAGCGGCGGTCCACAACGCGTCTACCACCATATCTTCATCCAACGCACCCGCATCGCAGAAACGGATGAGCAGAGGTAACAGGTGGAAGACCGCTTCGTTCCTACCCGCGAACTCATCCCTCTCGTAGACGTGCTCCACCTGATCGCAGGCTTGGAGCAGTATCTCCTGTGCCCGCACCTTGTCCTCGGTCGTAGCAACCGGAGGCGTGTCAGACCCGCTGCCGGTCGCACGAGGGGTGGGTGGCGGGTTACCCTGCCCGCCCGCTGCGGGAGCGTCAGAAGGGCCGTGCTGCCCGTCCAGCCACTCGTCTACGGGTAGGTACGGGGCGCGTGCGTTGGCTGAGGCCCAGAAGTACTCGTCCATGTTCTGGCTAGACGGACCCCACATGAATCGCTCTGCCTGCGCGGTGGTCGGGTCGAACCGCTTTCCGTCCAGTCGGTTCATCAGCGTCCAGGCGAGTTCCTTGTACTCTCTGGGTTCGATGCCTCGCGACAGCGGGATGATCAACCGATAGCGATGCGCCAACGGTGAGTGTCTCCACGTCGTGTGGATCACGTAGGGTATGCCGATCAACTCGACTGCCACGTCGAGCGGAAACTGCTCGTGGGCATAGTCCGCATCCAGCGTGAGGAAGAACCGCTTCTCCACCGTGCGGATAGTGCGTCGCCCATCCTCGAGAGTAGCACCGACGTAGGGAAGGACTTCCTTTCTCGAAGCAGGCATCTCGGGGCAGAGCCACTGAACGAACTGCGACCACGGCTGGTCGTAGACCGCCGTCCAATGTGCTGTCGTCTTCGAGCGCCCTGTCGACCAGCAGAGTGTCGGGGCATCTGGTGCGGGTTGGGGCATCACTTCGCCGTCAGGCCCTGGACGTATGCCTTGGCCTCAACGACGCCGGGGAACGCGATGCCCATCTCGTTCTCAATGAGACCGTGCCCCACGATCACTGACTTGGGACCCCCACCGCTGAGGGTAACGATCGAGTAGAGCGTACCGTTGTGCTCCACGCCATGCATCACTTCGGTGCCGTCGTACATCCCCACGAACCATGGACAGTCATCAGTCGGCACGAGGGTGATGGTGTTGCCGTCACCGTCGTCGTACGCCTGCTCGATGATCCAGCGGTTCGCGTCGCTGATGGACACAGAAGCGGGCTGTTCGAACCGGCTGGCGATGATGTCGTCGATACACGCACGTAGACCCCCGACAACGAGTGCTCTCTGCACGCCCATCCACTCTTCATCGGTCATCGAAGACACTACGGTTCCTCCTCGGGGGTGTACGGCTCAGGCGGACTTGTCGAGTTCAGTGAGTACCATCTCGAGGCTGGTCTCGTGCGCCTGCTTCTCGAGCCGCAGGCCCTCGTTCTCACGGACCAGACTTTCAACCCGCTCTGCCTGTTCCTGGATCTTGTCGGCGTTCTCACGCATGGTCTGCATCTGGCGTGCGGAGTACCCCGAGATGACACCGAGAGCCGCTACCAGCAGGATGATGACGATGAGCACAACAATCTACCTTTCCCTAGAATGTGCCGAAGGAGGTCCCTCCGGCGCGTTGCCACTGGCTAGCCTAGCGGGCGGTGTGTCTGCCGAGTAGGGCTAGCATCGGGCACTTTGTCCGGGTTTGGGTACACCTGGACAAGCGTCTCTGCATCCACGATCACCCCGTACGTTCGACCTCCGCTCGGGACGAATCCGTGGAAGGATCCATGCACGTCGGCGACGCATCTCCACCCCGAGTCCCGGATCAGTGTCCCGTCTTCCAGCAGGATAGCGAGCTCCCGTTCCACCGCTCACCGTTTGCCTCTCTTCAGCACTTCCAGCAGCGCGTCTTGTCGGGTGATCCTGCCCTGCACCACGTCGAGCACCTGCTCGTCCACGGTGTCGTTCGCGAGGATGTGGTGAACGGCCACCACGGGGCTCGGTTGCCCCTGACGAACCAGTCGCCCGGTGCCCTGGACGTACTCCTCGCTGGACCACGTCATGCCGTACCAGATGAGTAGGCTACCGCCTTGCTGAAGGTTGAGTCCGTGGCCCGCGGATGCCGGGTGCGCGAGCAGGATAGGGATGTTGCCCCGGTTCCATCGCTCGACCGCATGGGGCGACCTGATGTCCACCGCGCCGTCCAAGCACAAGAGCCGCCGCTTGTCCTCCTGGAAGCGGTAGAACACGAGAGCGGGCGCGCCCTGCGCGTCGTCGAGGATCTCGTGAATCATCTCCATGCGGAGCATGTGATGGTGCGTGATCTCTGCCTCGTCCGACTCCTCCGCACCGACAAGTCCGGTGTGATACATGAAGCCCGACGCGATCTGGCTCAACTTGTTCGTCTTCGCGGCGGCGTGCTCCACGCTGGCGAGGGTCTCGCCGATCTCTACGACGAACTCGTGGTTCATCTTGTCGTACGCCTTGCGGGATGCAGCCGGGAGATCGAAGCGGTGGTAGACGTCGTTCTGCAACGGCATCTTCACGTTGCTCCTGTCAACCGAGATGCACAGGTCCTTGACCAAGCCCTCGATCGCGTCCTTGGATCCGCGGCGCAGAGTCCAGTTCGTGATGATCCCGTTCGGCAGCCGTCCGCCCGGCGCGAAGTAGCGGGTCCGGTACGCGGTGAGGGTGCGCTCCAGCCGAGCGCCCCTGTCCAGGAGGAACATCTGCGGCCAAAGATCGAGCAGGCTGTTCGGCGTGGGCGTCCCCGTGAGACCCCAGACGTAGGGCGTGTTCTTCACCAGCCGGTTCGCGTGCTTCCACCGCTGCGACGCCCGGTTCTTGAAGCCCGACAACTCGTCGAGGATGATCGTGTTGTACCTCGACTTCCTGCTGACCAGGTCTCCGCCGAAAGTGTCGCGGGTGATGATGTGGATATCGGTGTCCTCGCGGAGTTTCTCCTGCCGCTTCTCGGGACTGCCGCGTACCAGCGAGTACGTCAGGTCGGGCCTCCACTTGGCGATCTCCTCGGGCCAGACCTCCTCGGCCACCTTCTTCGGCGCGATGACCAGTACCGGGAAGTGAACCTCGGTCATGGCCGATAGGCAGATCGCGGTCTTGCCGAGACCCGGGATCAGGAACAGCCCCGCTCGAGGGTGCGCGTGGAGGTGAGCCACGGCGTCTACCTGATACGGGTGCAGCCGCGGATCCAGCGGGTGATGCGGAACGGCGGCGACATCGAGCGCAAGTTGAAGCGCGTCCATCGGGTCGATCAACGGTTCTCTCACTGCGCTCGTGTACTCCCTCACCAGTAGAGCCTTTGTGGGTTGCGGTCGGTCACCATGCCGATGATGTCGATAGGGACCAGCGGGGCCAGCGACGGGTACTGGTCGATGAACGCCTCGAGGATCTCCTTCGCGGGCCAGCCCACCATCCCGGTCCGGGTCCAGAGCGAGGCCCACCCCGGCGCATCCAACGGGCCAATCATCTCGAGGAACGTCCGCGCACCCTCAGTCATCTCATGCTCATCCAGGATCACCGGCTCCCCGCCTCGGGAGTACGGCTTCCCGGTGTTGAAGATCCACTCCTTGCCCTGCGGTCGGTGCAGTCCATCGGCCATGCTCCCGATCCAGATGCGGGGCTGGGTCGAGTCGTACGACCAGAGGGTCAGGTCCACGATGGTGGCCTCCTCCTGGTACGGGTGACCGAGCACCGCCCACGAGTGCTGCCCGCCGACACCGTGGCACGAACCACGGGCGACACGGAGGCGGCGACCGCCCTTGCCGAGTAGGCCCGAGCGGACCAACGCCAGAGACACGGAGTGACAGTCCTGCGCGAACTCGCTGAAGTCCATGTAGAACGTGGGCTCCTTGTCACACATCGCCTCGACGATGATCTCCTCGGTCAGGTCCGCAGGCTTCATGCGTGAGCCATCGTCCGGTGACGAGCCAGCCCGCGCACCGTTCCGAACGACTTGTCACAGTCGTCGCAGGGGAACGCTTCAGTGGCTTTCTTCCGCTTAGGCCGATTGTTCACGGGGCGCGCCTCCTGCAAGAACGAACCGCCGAGGCACTCGCCACAGATGTCCAACTCCCGCTGCTCGCCACGCACGGTGAAGGACATCGTACTGTCCCCTTCAGTCTCCTCTTCGATCTCTTCCTTACAGACATCGCAGATGACGACAATGCTAACGCGTCGCACAGTCACACACCCCCTCGGTATGCTCGTTGATCCCGTAGTCGCAGTTCCGGCACACCCCGAACCGCAGGAACTCACCCGGCTCTTCCGGGTCCGGGCAAGTGGTCTCGATCACCTCGACCTCATCCTCGCCACACGACGAGCACCTCACGGCAACTCCATCTCGTTGATCGCGGCCTCGAGGGACGTACGGGCGTGCAGCAGCCACTCGTCATGCGCGCTCTCGTAGTCCTCGAAGTCGTGCCCGTTGTAGGTCCACGTCTCCTCGTTGTCTTCGTCCGGCTCGTCGTCACCCTCTGGCTGCCAATTCTCCAGTTCGTCGGCTGCGCTGTTCAGCGTCTCCGCCCTCTCCTCGTTGTCCGGGCTGGGGGACTCGCTGTACTCGTACTCCTCGGCGACCTCGCGGGTAGCGGTGGCGATGTCGTCCCGGATCTGCTCGAGTTCCTCCAGGCTGCCCGCACTCTCCACGTCCGCCTCCTCCTGCGCGGCGTACACGCTGGACACCAGCGACGACTCACGCTCGCTGGGCTTGGGGAAGCACTCGCCCTTCGTGCAGCGGGTCCGGGTCATCCCGCGAAACCCGACAGAGAAGCGGACAGCCGGGTCCCCGACCTCGATCTCCAGCCCGCACTTCTCGCACTTCCCGGGCTTCCGCACCCGCCCGATCCGGTTCACCTTGGCAAGACTCACAGCGTGTTCCTCACTCTCAGATCAGCCCGCTCTTTGCGGGTCAGTCTTCCTTCGCCGGGCCTCAGGTAGCCCAGCGGATACGACATCCGTGTGGAGGTGATGTACCCCTCCGAGTCCAGGTGCTGGTACTTCTCAGACTTGCAGCGATCGCAGATCAGCGTACGGACAAACCCGTCGCCATCGCGTCTCGCGGTGTACGGCGACCATGCGTGCTGGAGATCCCGGCACCAGAGTTGGTCGTCAGTCGGTTGCCACGGGTGACCCTTCTGCGTGAAGCGCGGCTTTCTCTTCCGTGCCATCAGGTGATCCTGTCTGCGTAGTGGGCGACGATGTTGGTCTTCTCGTCGCCGTCGGTGCCGACCCACTCGGCCTTACCCGTCTCGATCAGTGCATTGACCTTCTCTCGTGTGGAACGGCGGTACGACTTGCCGTCCCGGGTCTGGAGGTAGTAGATGTTCTCAGTCACGGTCTGTACCACCGGGAGAACTTCCGCTCCTGGACGAATCCCTCCTTGACGAGGAGTTCGCGACGGAGCACGGACTTACGACCCGTCAGGATGTTCAGGGGCGGCGGCTTCTCCAGCAGGATGTTGATCGCCGTGGGGCTCGGTGCCGTGTCCGGGTTGCGACGGAGGCACTCGTAGAACGCCCACCGGAAGCGGGCCTCCTCGCCGCCAGCCCATCGCCCCCGCAGGTTCTCAGGCATCGTGTTCGTCATCGGGCTTCTCCTTCTCGTTGTATCGATCCATCGGGTGTGTCCCGTTGAGGATGTACTCGGCGAGGTCCACGAGGTCTGAGGCGTCCGCCGGGGTGGATCCCCCGAACGGACCCGTGGTCTTGCGCCCGACGGTGGACGCCACCCGGAGCGCCTCCACTCGTGCGATCTGTTGATCGCTCAGGTGCTCCATGCGGGTACTCGTTTCAGTCACTTCAGTTCCTTCCGTCCGTAGAGGTTCGCTTGCTGACCTGCTTCTCTTCCCGCGTCGGCTGCCCCGCCGTTCCAGTTGGACGTGTTGCTCCCCTTCCAGGTTCCCTTCACGCCCTGACGCTTGAACTCGTAGGCGACGTAGTCACGGACCTCGACGGCCTTCTCCCGCAGCACGAGTTCGGTGCTGACGGTGCCGTCGGTGATCGCCAGCATCTCCGCCACCTGGCGTTCGGTCTGCTTCACCGCCTCCGTCAACCGACGGCCTACCTCCCACGCGAAGTTCTTGCAGAACGTGATCCGGGCACTCGCCGCCGCTGCGCCAGTGGCTCGGTGCTCTTCCGACTTGAGGTAGCGGTCGGCTGCCTCGAACATCATGGGCGCGGCGCGGCCGAGCATGAGCTCTGTGAGGTGAACGTCCTCGGGGAAGCCGTAGAACGTCATGTAGTCCGACTTCCCGCGGATCGTACACTGCGCGCCGTGCGCCCGACAGATCACGCTGCCCAACTCCACCGCGAGGTTGCGGTACGTCACGCTCGGCAACGCCTTCAGCGTGAACAACTCGCTCGTGATGGGCCGGTCGTGCTTGCCCGTGCTGTCGGCTTGCTTCTTCCGCAGGAGCGCGAGGTCGATGGAGTGCTTCGCGGCCAACGCCTCAGCCTTCTCGAGGAAGGTCTTCTTCTCCTCATCGGTTCGGCCCGGCGCGTCAGCCTGCTCGAGGATCTTGCTCGTCCGGGTCAGGATGCTGTCGTCTTCCTGGCTGGTCGTTAGCGAGGCCTGCGCGTAGCACTCGGCCAGCAGATCGGCGTCCCAGCCCATCACGTCCAGGCAGTCCAGCATCGCCTTGCGGAACTCGGGTCCATGGCCCGCGCCCGGCGACAGGTGGTGTGCGAACTCGTGGATCGCGGTGGCCGTGTTCAACGCCCACGATCCGCCGCTCTCGTACGGTGGCATGAAGACGCTGTGGAGACCAACGTCGTAGTGAGCCTTGAGCGCACCCTTGCGCGGCCTCACGGTGGGCGGGTAGACCTGCCGACCCTGCTCTCTGAACAGAGCGGCGAGCTTGGCGTAGAAGGGCTGGACTCGGTGCCAGTCCCCGAACTTGATGCGGGCCTGCGGCTCTCGCTGTTCCCAGAGATCCTCCGCGGCGTAGCACGCCGTCGCCTGGTCAATAGATGTCGTGCTCACGAAACTCCCTCGTCTGGATCCAATTCTCTGACTATCCCCATCACCACGGCCATGCGTAGCGGGAAGACGTTGCGTCGCTGTGTGTCCCAATACCCGCGACAGACCGCGGCCCTCGGCCCGAGCGTCCGGTGGCAGGGGATGACGGACTCGTTGGCGACAGCCTCTGCCTCCATGCGGTCCTTCCTCCCCTCCTCTAGGAACATGAGGTTGCCGGGGCGATAGATGCAGGTCTTGCACTTGTGGGAGCAGATGTGGACTGCCCCGTCGCGGTAGACCGGGTTGTCACTCACTTCGGCTCCTGCCCCGGCATGTACCGAGTGACGTAGTACCCGCACTTCGGGCACTCGTCGCCGATCAGCACGCCGTCGGCATCCACGGTGGTGATGATGAAGCGGTGCCCGCACTCATCGCAGTTCACCCACTTTCTCATAGCGCGCCGATCTCGATCATGGCGTCCACGTACTCCGCGAGGTCGCTGCCGGGGTGATCCTGCTGCCACTCCTCTGCCTCCGCGATCTCCGCGAAGGTGGGCTTGCGGTCGAGGTAGTATTCCAGGTTCTTCGCAAGGTTCACAGCGTCGCCACCGCCTTGATGGTGATGAACGTGCTGTCCCCACGCGGGTTGACCGACGTGATCACCATGTCGGACGGGATCTCGATGATCGCGTACTCATCGTCGGTGTCGACCTTGACGGTCTGGGCGTGCGGCTGACTGATGCTCGTGCTCACAACATCTCCTTAGGTGCGAGGTCGAACCCGGCCTCGCCGCACCACGACGGGTCCGGGCCGGGGATGAAGACGCCGTGCTCGTGCGCGGCGGTGATGCTGTCGAAGGTCTCCTCGCAGCCCCGGCAGATCAGGACGGGCTGCTCCCCGGAGACGAGGTTCACCCGCACCTCGCCGATGTCGTTGATCGAGTGCTCGTCGAACCCCATCGCCTCGACGATCACCCGCTTCGCCTCAGCAGGCGTGTCTGCCGTCACCGGGACGGTCACCTCGTACGCGGTCATAGGTCGAAGTCCCATCCTGCTTCGGCCAGCATCTCGAGGGCCGCGTCCAGCGGGGACATCCCCGCCTCGTACGCGTCCCAGTACCCCCAGTCCTCCAGGTCGTCGTACCGGACCGCCACCCGCCGCGCGACCGCTTGGTCCAGGGCCTGGAGCCAGATGGCGAAGTACACGTTCTCGGTGTGGTGCCGCTCCATCAGGGCGTCGCCCTTCTCCTCGACCACCTTCGCCAGACGCGGGCCGTGCAGGTTCTGGATCCACGGGTTGTCGCACATCACGCACCCACCTTCTGGGCGTAGGCCGCGATGCGGACGTAGTGGCTGGCGAGGTAGTCGTGGACACCGAACCTCTTGGCCTCCCGCACGGCGACGAGGTGGAGGTACGCCGCCTGCGTCATGTAGGAGGGCTTGTCGCGGAAGAAGTTGGTGGACTGAAGCCGGGCGAGTTCCGCCTCCGGGTTGTCCTTGATCAGCACGTTGGACATGACTAGCCTTTCATCGTAGCGAGGGACCTCCCCCCGCGTTGCCTACGGCTAGCCTAGCAGGCGGCCAGTCCTCACACTAGGGCTAGCCTCCATCAGTTGCCAGCCTGCCCGTACCCCACGGGGGACCAGGAGGCTGCGTCAGCGACTCTGAGAGGCCCCCTGACGGCTCGTGGGAGGCAGGGTGGCACCTATGCCCCACCCCTGCCCTTGCGAGTCTGAGAGGGGCGCTGGTGGCCTCAGGGCAGGGAGTCGACCCAGGACCGGACGGCCTCGGGATTGCTCAGGACCTCCACGACAAATCCGAGAGTCCGCAGCCGATTGTGGACGACGGTCTGGTGCGGCTTGACCGTGCCCGTCGGCGACTTCAGTTCCACGAAGTAGATCCGCCCTCCGGGAAGCAGGACGATCCTGTCCGGCAGGCCCGAGACGGAGGGAAGGAGCTTGATGGCCCAGCCCCCGCGATTTCGCACGGACACCCGGAGAGTCGCCTCGACCCGGTTCTCCCTCATCGCTTGCCGAACAGTCGGCCGCACTCGGCGCAGATGTGATCGCCCTCGTGAGGCACGAGTTCGCAGAGGTGGATGTGGCCCGGGAGGTACACCGACTCCATGGTTCGCCAGCATACCTTCGTGCTCGTCTTCGGCGGACGAGGGCAGGGCCTGAACGCGGCGGGCTCGTCCGCGAATCCCTCTACCTGACAGTCGATGCAGTACGCGAGAGTGTCGCCTTCGTAGTCGCGCTCGGCCCAGCGGTGTGAGTCATGCAGATCCACGCTCATTGCTCTCCATCCTCCGGATGATCTCGCCCTGCACGCGATCCCGCTGGGACCGGATTCTCAGAGCCAGCGCGTGCATCTGCGGGTCCTTCGAGCGATCGACGGCGTGCAGCCGGTGGGTCAGGGCCGCGAAGGTCCGGAGCAGGCCCTCGTTGCTGATGCGGTGGAGCAGGAGCGCGGCCTCGTCGACTACCTCGTCACTCATCTTCGTCCACCTTCCGCGTGACCACCTCGGTGACGAGCGCCCGTGCCTGCTCGTCGGTGAAGCCGTCGGCCACCAGTCCAGCGACCATCGCCCGGAAGATCTCCCGCAACTCCTCGACGGACGCGGCTAACTCCTCGAAGTTGATCATGGTCTATCCTCCTGGTCGTGGCCGTTCTCGCAGATGGTGTCGTCCGCTGGGACGTGACCCCCGCAGACGTGGCAGGCGTAGCAGAGGGGCAACCCCATCTGCGCGAACTCCGGGTCGCGGCAGATATAGCAGGTCGCTCGGTACAGACCCTCGACGGGCGTGGACGTGTGACCGTCGGTGAGGAGGAAGTACGCCGGGTCGTCCATCTGCGTCCACGGACCGAGGCCCTTTGCCGCCCGCTCCTCGTCGGTGTCTAGCCACGGCTCCTCGTCACTCATGCGAACTCATCCTCCTGGATCGGCGTGATGTCGAGGTGCGCGTCGTCGGGACAGGGACGTCCGCACCACGAGCACTCCCAGCCGTCGCGGTTGGTCTCGCAGTCCCCGCACGGGTGCTCGTCGTCATCGCACTCCGGCTCGTCGTAGTCCACGTTGCACTCGCCATTCTCGTGGTCGCAGAGCCGGTGCTCTTGCCCCGGGATCGTGGTGTCGAAGTAGCCCGGCTCGTCGTACGGCTGACGATCGCACGGGTCCTGCGGGGTGTGTCCGCAGCACGGGTAGTCCTCGCAGTAACTCATGCGAACCACGCCCAGAGCAGGAGCGCGGCGGTGCCGCCGATCAGGAGAGCCCACCAGAGCATCTCGTACTTCATCGCTGCGCCCCCGTCCGGTCGTAGCAGACCCGGCAGCGGAGGCCGTTCGTCACACTCGTGACCAGTCGCTTCTTCCGCTCGCTGGTGCGCTGCGCGACCACGCACTCCGCGGTCCAGTGGTAGACGCCTGTCTCCGTGTTCACCACGATCACTTGTCCTCCTCGTCGTTCACGTAGGTCCAGTCGGACGGGATCCACACCCGCACGAGGGCGCGGCCCCGGCCCTGTCGCTCGTTCCGCAGCGCGGTGGACCTGTCCCGCACGATCCACGGCCGAGCCTCCGGGTCGGACAGTTCGTCCGCCCGCTCGGTCGCGTACTGGACGAGTTCGTCCATGTAAGGATACAGCCGGTGGTGGAGCGAGCGCGGTGGCTGCTCCCCCTTCGGCTCTTCGTCTGGCATGATCTTCTCCTCTGTGCTGGCGAGGGCTGTTCCCTTGCCTCGTGCCCCCGTCGGTCGCGAACCGACGCCGTCCCTGGTCCTCATCCCCCGATGGAGGAGCAGCGGGCGGGGGCTGTCCATCAGGTTCCATACCCCTCAGAAAGAACCTGACGAACGCTCATCATGTCGGCGGGGTGCGAACACCCTTCGCCACACAACGAGCCGACTAGCGCGCCGGATGTGTAGAACTCATCCATCAGCCCCTTCGCTGCGATGAACCGCATCGCGGCGTGGGCGATCACGAGTTCCGTGACGGCGCTGTCCTTGGTCCTAGCCACCGATGCACTCCACGTTCGGTCGGGCGCACCACGCGGCGATCAGCCGGTGCGCTCGGCGGTGGGTGATCCGCTTGGCGAGGAAGTCTCCGCGGTACTCGGTCAGGATGAGGGAGTGGCCCTTGCCGTTCCCCGCGTGTCGCCCGTCCCACACGCAGCGATGGACGTAGCAACTGTCCTCGCTCGGTGCAGCCGGAAGTCCACGTGGGAACACGGGATCCAGGGTAGCGGCGTGAGCGGGCGTGGGAATCAGGGCCAGGACCGCTGCGGCCAGGAGGATCTTCACGATCAGTACCCCGCCTTCTCGGCGGAGTGATCCCGTTGCCAGGAGCGCTCGGCCGGGCACTCGTCCTCGCACCAGCGGACGTCCGCGGCGCGGTATCCCTCGTCCGTGGTCTCGTGCCAATCCAGCCCCTCCGGCGTCACGGTGAGGGTGCCGTGCCCGTGGAGCGTGACGATCGACCCGAGCACTCGCTCCTTGAAGTGGAGCTCGGCGAACTCGTCGGCCTTCTCGAGCGTGGTCATCTCGGCGACGTGCCCGCCGGAGTAGTCGCCGTCGCAGTCGCGGCTGCTGGTTCGTACGTGCGCGTGGAGCTCACTCATCTCTTGCTTCTCCTCTGTGCTGGCCCCGGCTGATCCAGGGCCTCGTGCCTGCCGGGGACTCGAACCCCGGTGTCTGCCGGTCAGGCGGTGGTGCGTCAGTACTCGTTCGGGAACAGCGGTCGGCCGAGCATGCCCTCCTCAGCCTCGCGGTTCAGGGCATCGGCCAGCCACGATCCGTCGTCGTACCCGCCGTTCATGTCGGCCAGGATGCGGGGGCATTCGGCCTCGTCGTGCTCGTGGATGCCGAACTCGCGGTCGCAGGGCCGCTCCTCGACGAAGCGGGCGTTCCGCACGGGCAGGGGGTCGCCCGCGACGGAGCCGCCCCCGGTCCACTCGTACGTGCCCGCCCCGCCGAAGGGGTTCGGACTCACGTGAGGTCCGCGGTGCCCACCCTCCAACTCGCACGACGCCCCGTACGGGTCGCTGCCGTCCAGCGTCACGCTGATCCCGCAGAGCCGCTCCTGCTCGGCCATGAACTCCTCGTACGTCATGCGATCACGCCCCGGTTCCACAGGTCGACCTGATAGGCGATGTTCTCGCCGTTGTCCACGGCCTCGTGGCAGAGGCGCTGCGCGATGACCAGGGCCTCGGTCCAGAACATCGGGTGGGCGTCGGTGATGGCGGTGGTCACCGCGATCTCGAGCGCGTGAGCGATTGCGCCGTACGTCTTGTCCTGGTACGGGTGTCCGCCGGGCAGGGCGTTCACGTCGCGACGCATCGTGTTCAGCGTCTCGATCATGGCCCCCTCGCTGGGGGAGAACTCGATCTGCATGGTTCCTTCTTTCGGTTCGGCCGGGGCCTATCCCCGGCCTGAGTGCCCGCCCCGGACTCGAACCGGAGTGTCTGCCAGTCGGGCGACCGGGCGACCCCACCCCCCAGCGGGGTCGCCCCCGTCCGTCAGAGGACGTCGGCGGCCTCGCCGGTGCCGACGTACGCGGCCCAGAGGTCGTTCAGGGCCTCCTCGGGAGCGCCCGCCTCGGCGAGCGCCAGGAGGTTGGCGCTGATCTGCGGCGCGGCCTCCGCGTCGACGGTCCAGCACTCGGCGGGCAGGCCCGCCTCGTTGGCGGTCTTGAACGCGGGGCTCTCGCTCTTGGCGTTGACCCCGCCCTTCTTGACCCACCCGAGGTGGACGAGCGCCTTGAAGTGCGCCCGGTTCTTGTCGTCGCCCTTGGCGAAGGTGCCGATGGCGCTGAGCGACGGCTTGTAGTCGCCGCCCTGCCGGTACTGACCGGTGCCCGTCTTGGGCAGGGACTCGGCCGGGAACCGGCCTCCCTTCGCGGCGGTCTTCTTCGCGGGGGTGGTGCTCTTGCGGGTCGTGGCGGTTGCCATGATCTTCTCCTCTAGTTGGAACTGACTGGAAGCCCCCGGTGGGCTGCCTACGGCTAGCCTAGCAGCAGGGCCGGTCCGATGAAAGGTTTTGAGTCTACTAGTTTTCGCAGATTAGCGCAAGGGATCCGGCTAGCTCAATCTGGGGTGGTCGTGTGGAGTCGGCCAAGCCGTCGGTCATTGCTCTTCTGGGGGAGTCCTGCGGCAGGTCCGCCTAACATCGTGAGGGAGCGTACGAGAGTCTCGGGTACGGTACGTACGAATCTCTACGGTACGGTACACAGGTGCGAATCCCAGGTTGGGTGTTGGCGGGAGTGAGGGGGATAACAGGGTGTTAGTGGAGTCTATGCTAGCCGTAGAATTGATTTTAGAGAAAAGGGATTGGCGTTTCTCGGAGCGCGACCCCGATCCGTTGTTCTGTCATACATACGAGGCCCAACACCCAACCTGGGATTCGCACCTGTGTACCGTACCGTGGACGCGAGAATCCGCCTAGCACGCGGCATCCCCCGCGTACCGTAGAGCGAAGCGTACGGTCCGCCTAGCACGCGGCGTCTGCGTACGACGTACGGGCGTACGACATACGACGTCAGGCGTCGGCGTAGACGTACGACATACGACGTCGGGCGGCGACGCGGAGCGTCGTCCCGCTGACCTCCCCGAGAGTCGTCCCCGCTGCTCGGCCAGCCGAGGTTGGCGGGCGCGGATGGCGACTCTCGGGAGGTCAGCCAGAACTCGCGGCAGACGGCTGCACCGAGAAGCGGCCCACCCGGCGATTCTCGGACCGTCGGGCGGCTCAGCGGCGGAGCCGCCAGCCCCGTCCGCCGGAGGTCCCCGAGAATCGCGGGGCGGGTCGTCCGCGGCTGCGCCGTCCGGCGCGTCTCTCCGAGAGTCCGCCTTAGACGGCGGGCTCTCCGAGAATCGCCCGGCCCGCCCGGCGGAACTCTCCGAGAGTCGCCCGGCGCGGCTGCGCCCGGCGAGTTCTCCGAGAGTCTTCCGGCGCGGGCGCGCGAAGAGCCCCCCGGCCCGAGGGGCCGAGGGGCTTGTCGCTCCTGCCGGGTCAGCGGCAGGTCGCGCACCGGAGGCGGCTGTCCACCTCCACATTCGTGCTCCCGCAGAAGTCGCAGGTGCCCCACCCGGTCGCGTGGTGGGGCGGGACCAGGAAGTTCCCGCCGAGCGCCACGCGCTTGTCGCGGCCGGACGGCGTGGCGACCATGAGGACCACGCTGTCCGTCACGTCGTACGCGCCCAGCAGGTCCGCGAGGTTGACGTGGACGACGTGCGTCGTGATGGAGACGGCCTCGACCGCGACGGTGTCGCGGCGCGTGCCGTTGGAGCGGAGCTTGGAGGTCATGTCGTGCCTTTCGTGAGGGCTCCCCCCGCTGGGGAGCCGCGTGCCCGCCGGGGGGTCGCACCCCGGACCGTGCTGCGCGGGCTGGAGCCGGAGCCCGGCAGGAGTTTGTCGCTCCTGCCGGGCTCCGCCGGGCGTCAGGCCGAGGCCGCCCCGGTGAACGTCGCCCAGACGGTGGCGAGGTGCTCGGCGGGCGCGCCCGCCTCCTGGAGCGCCTCGAGCGTGGCGACCACCTGAGGCGCGGCCGCGACGCCCGCCTCGAGGTGCTCGCCGCCCTTGACCCACGCGGCCGAGGAGGACGCCCGGCAGATGGCACGGGCACCCGAGCCCGAGCACCACCCGAGGTGGACGAGCGCGTGGACGAGGCCCGCGTGCCCGGCCGGACGCGCCCACGCGGCGAGAGCCCGCGTGGCCTGGAGGTACGCCGTGGCGGCGACCGTGCCCGTCGCGCCCGAGACGGTGCGGTACTGCGCGCCCGAGACCGGGAGCGCGTCGACCGCGAACGCGGGGGCGACGGACGAGCGAGAAGATGACTTGGTCATGAGAGACCCCTTCGGTTGAGGAGCGGACCCCGTTGGCCCGCTTGCCTGAGGCAAGCCTAGCACGCGGGCTAGGCCGCGCACAAATCTCAGACGCATCTGATGATCACCGTGGAGGACGACACCGGGTAGCCGAATCGCGTATGGGCCTGCAAATCTGACACGCGCATGGACCGCAAATCGCTGCAAAGACCTGCTAGCATGGCCCCCGGTCGGATGCTCCCGTGGAGATTCGCAGCCACAAGACCTCTACAACGACAAAGGAGAAGTCATGGCTGTGAAGTGCGTGTTCTATATCAGCGGAGTGGAGAAGCGGGCGAACGGAGTCGGTGTCCTGAATGCCCAAGCGACCGCGAAGGGGCCGTACAAGGAGTGGGCGCAGTTCACTCCGAGCGGGACTCTGCAGATCTCCTCCTTGAACCCCGCCGCGACGGACTGGTTCCTGGAGCGGATCGGCAAGGATGTCACGCTCGTCATTGAAGACGCGACTGAGGCGGACCTCATCACGCCGTAGTACCCTGCCGCGTATGGCCTTCCTCACTCAGAGCGCGCTGGCGGAAGGTCTGCGTGAAAGGCTCGCGGGCAGAGTCGTTCTTCAGCACCATCAGATTCCCCCGTGGAGAACACCCCCATGCTCTGCCCGCGACCCGGGGGAGAACCCCGACGCACTCGGGTTCGCGATGATGGCAGGGCGCGGCGCTGGCAAGTCGTTCGCGGCGATGTGGGAGACTCACCTGACCTTGTCGGAGACGCCGAACATCCGAGCGCGGGTCATTGCTCCTACTCTGGGCGACGGAATCGCGGCTGCGGTCGACGGACCGAACGGGCTGCTGACGCTGAGCAAAGGGCAGGCGAAGTGGTTGCCGTCGGCTCCCGGTGGGGCATGTGTGAGATACCCCAACGGGAGTCGTGTGTGGATCGTCGGCACGCCCACCGAGAAAGACGTGGACAGGCTTCGTGCTCTGACGAACATTGACTTCGACGTGTTCGAGGAGTTCTTCGCGAATCCGTGCGCCGAGAAGGCGTTCGAGCAGGCGTCGCTGTCTCGCCGACGCGGGAGTAGGCGCTGGCTGGTGTCCTCGACGCCCCGGCCCCACCACCTGATCAAGCGGTGGGAGAACGACCCTCAGGTCGTGGTGAGACGCGGCACGTCGATGGACAACAAGTACATCCCTCTGGACTGGCTGGAGACGCTGAATACCCTCTACTACGGAACGCGGCTGTACCGACAGGAGGTTCTGGGTGAAGTCATCGAGGACGTCGAAGGGGCGCTCTGGAAGGCGAACGACCTGGAGAGGAGTCGCGTCAACGGGCCTGGATCAGCCGTGGCCGCGATCTGCGACAGAGTCGTGGTGGGGGTTGACCCGCCCACCGGGAATGGGACGTGCGGCATCGTCGTCGTGGGGCAAGACGCGGGCGGTCACATGTATGTCCTGGACGACCGGTCAGTGGAGGAGGCGACGCCGCACGTCTGGGCGGCGCGGGTGAAGGAGGCCGCCGACTTCTACGACGGGATCGTGGTGGCGGAGATCAACCAGGGCGGACAGATGGTGAAGGAGGTGATCAACTCCGCTGGGCACGCGCTTCCGATTCACACGGTGAACGCGACGAAGTCGAAGAAGACCCGAGCGGAGCCGATCGCCCTGCTCTGGGAGGTGGAGGAGCAGATCGTCCACATGGTGACGCAGTCCACCCCGCTCTGGGATCAGATGTGCGAGTGGGTGCCGGGCGAGGGGGCCTCTCCTGACCGAGTGGATGCTCTGGTGTGGGCGTGTTGGTATCTGCGGTCGCGGCACACGGCGACCGTCCGTGGGAGTATGGTGCCGTCACCGGGGCCGGTTGGAATGCCCTCAGCCCTCAGCAGCGTGCGGATGGGCCGATTCTGAGAGATCAAGGAGAGCAACGGATGAACGTGACGCATGACCTCATCGCAGCGGTGACCGGACCCGGCTGGAAGTTCGGGCTGAGCCGCATTCTCATCAACGACGAGAACGTGGGGGTCGTGTTCATCGCCGGCTCCGAAGAGCCGTACGCCTACTTCACCGTGCAGAACATCAGCACGTCGCGGGGCACCGGCAACACCGAGGACGGCGCGATCACGTGGCGTCGGCGCGGGTCCTCGTGTCAGTACAAACTCGCGAAGTGCAAGATCAACACGGAGACGCTCACCGGCTGGTGGGAGGCCGCGTTGGAGCCGGAGCCCGAGCCGGTCGTGGAGACCGTGGAACTTCCCGAGCCCGACGAGGCCGTGCCTGATGGATCCGCCGCCGTGGTGATGGAGTGGGTCGGCGACGACGTCGAGCGGGCGCGGGCCGCGCTGGACTTCGAGAACGAGGGGAAGCAGCGGGTCGGTCTCACTGCCGACCTTGAGAAGATGCTCGCCGCTGAGGAGCTTCTGTGATCCAAGTCGCCGTGATCGCCGGGCTGTTCGGAGTCTGGTGGCACGCCAACCTGAACGACGAGGACGGGATGTTCGCGTTCGTTCCTCGCCTGCTGTATCGGCATCCATGGTCGAAGAAGTGGCTGATGTGCCCGTGGTGCTCGGGGGCCTGGTTCTCCATCATCCCTGCCTTGATCCTGTACCACCCCGACTGGAGTCACGCCATCATCACCGCCTTCGCCGCTGCCGCCATCACCGGGATAGTCGGCTCTTACGTTCAGGGAGACTAACTCATGTCGTACACCGCCCCGGCTACCCTCCTTCGGCAGCAGCAGATCCAGGCGTGGGGATACTACGGAGCCTACGGAGCGGCGGCTGCGGCTGCCGCTTCCGTGCCGAAACAGACGATCTACGGGGCCGTCGACTGCGGACACGAGGCCGTCGGCGAGGTCCGCTACATCGTGGGGTGGGCCTCCGACCAGATGTCCCGGATGCAGTGGGACGTCTACGTGGACGGGAGCACGGACTGGGAACTGGAACTTCCCGACGGCACGGTCATCGTGTCCGGCGGGCAGGGGCAGAAGACCAACCCACACACGAAGGCGTCCGCCGAGGTGCTGAAGTCCATCGGATGGACGATCGGCACGGTCCGGCTGGTGACAACGAACCTGTACGTCGCGGGTGAGTTGTTCTACGTCTACCTCGACAAGGACTGGAACGTCATCTCTGTGATCCACCCGGAGCAGGCCGACATCTTCAAGCGGGCGGAGCACGTTGTCCGCGGTCTCTGGCCCTCGCCGATCGATCCGATCCAACCGGACGCGCCCCTGTTCGGGGTGCTGTCCGTCCTGGAAGACATGGACTGGCTGGCGCGGCTGAGCCGGTCACAGTCCGCGAACCGGGTGGGGATGCGCGGCATCCTCGGCTCAGCCGACGGCCTGAACTTCGCAGGCGGCGGAGACTTCTGGGAGGAGTGGGACAAGAGTCTCAGGGCCAAGATGCTCGACCCGACTGACGTGGGGCCGGTCCACCTGCGCGGCGCGAAGGAACTCGTCGAGCCGATGGCGAGCGGGCGCGGCATGGGCGGTCTGTCGTGGGTGGTGCCCGACTTCCCCTACGACGCCCGCATCGAGGGGCGCATGGAGGCCTTGATCCACCGGCTGGCGTACGGCCTGCCCATCCCGCCGGAGATCCTGCTGGGCCTGTCGGCGCAGTCGAGGGCCACTGCCTTCCAGGTCGAGGAGAACTCGTACCGGGCGCACATCGAGCCTCCGGCCAACATCGTTGCTCAGGTGGCGACTGATGTGCTGAACACCCTGTTCGAGGACGTGGAGATCATGGTCAAGCCGGACCCCACGCTCCTCCTCGCGAAGAGGTCCACCGTCCAAGACGTCAAGGACGCCTACGACCGGGGCGAGGTCAGCGGAGACTACTTCCGCGAGGTGCTCGGCATTCCGTCGTGGGCGGCACCGTCCGACGAGGAGCGGGCACGCCGCCACGTGATCGGCGTGAACGAGAACCCACAGGAGGGCGGGCACAGCCCGACCACCGAGACACCCCGTCAGCGAGCGGCACGGGCCGACCGACAAGACCCCAGCGGTGCTCCTGCTGACCAGAAGGAGATCGACCCCACCGTCCTCGCCGAGTGGCGCGGCAAGATCGACGTCGCCACGTTCCGTGCGCGGGACCGGCTGGGTGCCAAGGCCCGCACTCACGCGTCTCTGAGAGACGTGTGCCCGACCACCCTGACCAACGACGCGGTGCCTGCCCACCTGGGACTCCAGGCGCTCGAGAGCGCAGGGATCGACGCCGCCTCGGTGGTGTCCGAGAGCCTGCTGTTCCTGGGTCCGCGGTCATGCGCGGGGGACAACCACGTCGACGGGAT